TCGACACGGACCTTCGCCGCGTTGGCTTCCTTCAGCGGATCAAGCTGTCCCTGCGCATCGCCGAACCATTCGGCCCCGCACCATGCAGCACGGATCGCCGGGTCGTCAAAGAAGCCGGGCGCTTGCACACGCCCCTTCAAGACTGCCTCGGTGAGCCACTCCTCATAAATCGGCTGACAGAAATTCCCCACGAGCCATTCGCGGCGCATGCGGAACATTTTCCAAGCCTCCAAGAGCGAAGCCCTCGACGCGCTGTAGGACGCTGTGAAGTTCTTCACGAGAAGTTCGTAAGGGATCTCGAGCGCCGCACCAATCTGACGGCAGATGGCGATAACGAAAGGATCAAAGTTCGGATTCGGACGACTCGGGTCCGCAATCTGAACCTCTTCACCCTCATCAAGTGCGACGATCGACCCGTTCCCCATCTCATAGGCGTTAGGATCTTTGTCGACTTGCATCGCCGGATTGAAGGCCGTCGCGAGTGGAGAATCAGGAGTGTTGCTCTTAACGAAGACCGTGAACATTCCGCTCACGACTGCCGCCATCAACTCAGCCTCTGAATATCTGGAAAGTTGCTTCAAGGCCTCGATGACAGGAGCAAGCATCGGCACGCCTCGGCGCTGTGCGGGGCGTTCAACGTCCGCCATGATGTGCAAGACGTTGCGTCGCCCGGTCGTCGTACCGAAAGCCAGCACGCGCTTCCACTCCTGCTGCAGGTCTTGACCGATGCGAGGAATTGCGCCCGGATGGCGTTTCGACACCCAGTAGGCAACGGTCTCCCCATACGTCCCGACCTCGATACCGCCAACAATGTTTGCAGTCGTAGAAGCATTGAGCGGATCGCACACGCGGTCGGCTTCGATGAGGCCAATGCGAAGGTCGTAGGCACAGCCCTTGCGCGGGATGATCGGCATCGTCACAAAGACGTCTCCACTCATCAGAGCCGAAAGGAGCACCAAAGACTGAAGCTGAAAGAATGTCTGCCGGCGCTCGGCGTCGCAGTTCACGCTTTCAGACCACAGACGCCATTCGCGTTCAGTGTTCTCTTCCCATTCCTTCGCTTGCTCCTCGGTAAGGCCGAGGAACTTCGCGTCGATCTGGGCGTTCAAAGCAAGCCCGGACCCAACGACGTTCGTTCGAACGGTCTTGAGCGCGCCGGTTGCAAGAGGCGAACCCATATAGAGGTCGCGCGAGCGATTGCGAAGCGTCTCCAAGTTGTCAACGATGTCCGCGTCCGCGTCGCTCCCGCCGGATAGCCATCCGACCAAGGACTTCTTTGCGTATGAGCCACCGTGCCGCGAATATCCGCTGTTGAGAATTTCGAGCTTTCGGCGGGCTTCATAACGCTTCAACGCGCGCTCAGGACTGATCGCCCTGATTGCTTTGTCAAGCAGATTCATTTGCAAGCCTCCTTACAGGTCGCGAGGGACTGCGCGCATCACGCGCGCCCCCTTACGTCCGTTTTCGAGCTTGTCAATCTCGTTTCGCCAATACTTGATTCTGGCGGCAATTTCGGAGACGTTGCTTCTCGTTAAAGAGCGGGTGCCGATTTTATAGGACTGACCCGTCGTCACCGCCCGCTCTGCATCTAGCCAAAGTTGCAACATCTCCCGGGCCATGTCTTTCGTAATCCCGCTCATGTGCTTCATCTCCTTACCGGCGTTGAGAGCGCTCGCTCCCATGTCCATCCGGCTTCAATTCTTTTTCGAAGGGTCTGGTACCCAATGCCGACCTCTTCTGCCCACTCCGCGAGACACCTACCTTGATAGGTCACGTTGTCTCTGCGATTTCTAGCCTGCTGTTTTGGCGTGGCCCATCGACAGTTCTCTGGGCAGTAGTCACCGTTGACGTCGATTCGATCTAACGTCAGTTCGGCTGCGTAGCCGTTTTGCAAGGCCCACTTCCGAAAAGGCTCGAACTCATGCCACTCCTGGCAAACTGAGATTCCGCGCCCTCCGTACGTCTGAAATTTCTCTGGATCACTTGTGTTTTGGCATCGATTCAGCATGCCCCGCCAAGATGAATAAAGACGCGTTCCGTGCATGCCGTGTTGGCAATGCCCGCCATTTTCTTTGAAAGCTCGACGAAGGTTCTCTAAACGAAGACAACCGCAACTCTTGATTCGACCGCTAGAAAGGGCGTCAGACGCGACAACAGACTCGTTTCCGCACTCACAGATACATCGCCACAGTACGCATCGTTTCTTGTTCTTTCCCACGGGTTCAAGCGCCGTCAATTTCCCGAACTTCTGACCTTTCAAGTCCTTCATTTGCTCACTCCCTATGTGAACTCCCTGAGTGAATTCCTCCGGCAAGCGTCAGGGAAACGCTTTTCGGCGGCCAACCTAGCCGGAGAAATGTCTTAGCAATCGTTGAATTTCACGCCGTCTTCACGAACAGCGTCCTCTCCCGTCAAGTCCTGCCAACGCTTGATGATGACGTCGCAGTAACGAGGATCGAGCTCCATTGCTCTGGCTTTGCGGCCAGTGTTTTCACAAGCAATGACGGTCGTCCCGGACCCTGCGAAGCTATCGAGCACGATGTCGCCCTTCTTTGTGGAATTGCCGATCTGGTACTCAAACAAATCGACAGGTTTCATCGTCGGATGATCCCCGTTCCTCAACGGCTTATCGAAGTCGAGAACCGTCGTTTGTTTACGGTCCGAGTACCAGGCATGCCCCGCGCCTTCCTTCCAGCCGTACAAGCACGGCTCGTGCTTCCACTGGTAGTCAGAACGACCAAGAACAAGAGAGTTTTTGTTCCACACAAGGCACTGGCGCACCTTCCACGCGTTGTCGCGGCACGCGCCTCGGAAGTTGTATCCCTCGTTGTCCGCATGCCAGATGTAAAAAGATGCCCCGGGCTTCATGGCGAAGTCCGCAGTAGAGAAAGCGTCAAGCAAGAACTTTCTGAAGTCCTCGTCCGACATGTTGTCGTTCTCAATCGTCAGGGCGTCTTTCGTTTTGCCTTCGTATGCGACGTTGTAAGGCGGGTCGGTCAGATACAGATCGACGCTGCCTTCTTCGCACAAGCGAACAAGCTCATCGATGCGCGTTGAGTCTCCGCATAAAAGCTGATGGTCGCCCAAGAGCCAGAGTTCGCCAGGCTTGACAACTGGGTCTTCAGACGGTTCCGCGATTTCCTCAGCGTCTTGCCCATGGCTTTCGTCGTCATCAATCGAGCCGGTTCCATCAAGCAGAAGGTCGAGCTCCTCGTCAGAGAAGCCCATAACGTCGAGATTGAAGTCAAGTTCCTGAAGTTCGCCGAGCTCGATGCGAAGAAGCTCTTCGTCCCACCCGGCGTTGAGTGCCAACTGGTTGTCGGCAATGCGCAGCGCTTTCTTCTGCGCATCGGTGAGCCCATTCAGGCGAATCGCCGGCACTTCCTTCATGCCGATCGACTTCGCGGCCATTGTTCGACCGTGTCCTGCAATGATCTCGTTGTTTTCATCAATGAGAACAGGGTTTGTAAAACCGAATTCTTTGATTGACTCTGCGACTTGCTTGATTTGCTCGTCGCTGTGCGTTCGAGCGTTACGCTCATACGCCTTCAGATCGTCCACATTTACGTATTCGATCTGCGTTTTCTGTTGTGCCACTAGGCTTCAACTCCTTTACAAGGTGATCCCCTTTGAAAGGGTTCCGCGCGACCTACGCGGAGCGGTCTGCTGCTTGAGTGCCCCGCCGTTCTGGTAGAAATCGGCGAGATATTCGAAGTTCGGGTTCAGCAATTCGAGAGCAGCAGTCGCGTAGACCGCGCAGTCCAAGGCTTCGTTTCTTTCGCGGATTTTCTTCCACGCCATTTTCACGACGCCTTTTTCAAAGTGTTTTTCAAGCACCTCAGCGGTCAACTGCTTGAAGAAGTTTTCAGAAAAACCCCTCTCCTCCTGCGCCGCATAGTGCGCGAAGTTCGGACCAGGTTCCTGAACGGAAAGCCGGTTCATAACGAGCGACTTCCCGCTGTCAACACCGAGCGTGAAGAGCGTTGCCTTCATCGCGTTGCTCTTCGTCGGCGTGTTGATGAACGGGACACCGATGCCGCCGCGCCCCTTCACAGAGAAGACGCGCATGCGTTCTCTGGCCTTTGTGTACTGGTACACGTTCGTCGTGTAGGTACCGTCACCAGAGTCGACGCAGGCACAAGCGACCGAAACATTGACGCCATTTGGCATCGAATGCTGACGCTGTAGGACCGCATCGAGCTGTTGCCAAGTTCGCGGATCGTCCGGGCGGCCGTAGAGCACGCGGTGCTCTATGCCCCAACACTCCCGACCGACGCCCCATCCGTAAACGGAGCACTCGAGACGGTCGTGCTGAACGTCGATACCTGCGGTCAATAGCAAAACGCCGTCCGGAAGAACGCCGCTTGTCGGATAGCTTTCTCGACGGTTGTACAACTGCTCCCAGTTGTCAGCGTCTGGGTTGATTTCTTCCCACGCCTCGCCGAGCTTTAAGTTCACGAACTCCATGAGCCCGTGCTTGTCCCTGTTGTGGTTCACGGAAACGAACTCCTCCACAAGGTCGTGAAGGTTCACCCACGGCGAGTAAAGCGCGTTGACGTGATAGCCCTTGATCTTGCTGCCTGGGTTCGTTGCAATCCAACGCCCGCTCTGCAGCAGCTTCGGATCGGGCTTGTAAGCGCCTCGCGTAATGCATCCGCACTCAGGGCAGTGCATGCTTGCTGTCATCGGCAGCGCATTCCCTTCGTCGTCTTTCTGCCAGGTCACGTTTGCCCATTGCAGAATATGTTCCTCACCGCAATGCGGGCACTTGACAAAGAATCGACGTTGATCACTTCGTTCGTACCAGTCGTCAATCTTCGACGCGCCTTTGATGGTCGGCGTGCTGACCAAAATGATCTTTCTGTTCCCGAAGTTCTGAGTTCGCTGAATGGCGAGTTTCAGAGGGTCGCCTTCCTTCGTCACGCCGTATCGGTCCACTTCGTCACAAAGAAGGACGCGGATCGGACGAGAGGCAAGCCCTGCCGGTGAGTTCGCGCCGACAAGGGCAAGGTAGCCACCCGGGAAATGTTTCATGCGAATTGTCGTGCTTGACTTTTTCGCTGAGCCTCGACCGTCCTTCCCCTCTTCGAGCTTGCCTTGCAACCCCGGGGAGTTCTGGAACATCGGTTCGATGCGCTCCTTCGAGAACGCCTCGGCCATTTCAACGGTCGGCTGAAGCATCAGCTGAGGAGCAGGCTCCTGGTCGGCGTAGTAGCCCATGATGTTCAGGAGCATCTCCGACTTGCCGAGCTGTGAAGAGCAACACATGACGACCATTTCTGTCCGTCGATCCGTTGCTGAATCCATTGGCTCCTGCAAATACGGCGTTCGGCTTGTACGCCACATGCCCGCTTCAGGAGACGTACCGGAAGCGACGACGCGAAACCTGTCGGCCCACTGGCTCCCAGTCAAACGAGAGATCGGGCGACAGGCTTGCGCCCACGCCTTGGACCAAATGCCCATCTCATCCCCCCTTTGCAAAGTGCGAGTCGTTGATCGTTTTCAATAGGTCGCGGAAGATGTCCTCAAGGACTTCCTCGGCTTCGCGCTGCGTTCTGTTTTCAAGCAGCGCTGAATAAC